ATTGAAATTTGCATGTAGAATGGTTAAATTATATCTACATTTTATAATATATATATATATCAAATATACAGATAAAACTACTATAATTTTTTTAGGAATATATTATTTTAATTTTGAGATTAAATCCAGTATAATTTTAGATTCTTTATTAAATTCAACATCTTGTATATCATATTCTATAAATTCAGATGTAAATTTATAACTTTCAATGTCGATATCATCAATTGCTTTATATTTTTCATTTTCAAAAACTTTCCAATTTGTACGATTAAGTAGGGTGTCTCTCAAATCAGTAAGTTTTTTCAATTTAGATTCTAGATCATAATGTTTTTTTTCAAACTTCGAATTTCCAGATTCTTTATACTTTCTCCAATATTCCCATTGCATATTTGTATAATGCTGTGACCTTCTAGAAATTAATCTAGTTAACCGCATATATTTATCATATGCAGATTTTAAATCTCCAACCTTAGAGGATTCAACTTCCTCTATTACTCGATTCCGTTCATATAATTTTATCCAACGCGTCAAATGTTTCAATAATCGCCCATCTAATTCAGATATCAAGATTATTTTATTTACATCTAATTTCTTATTAGATTTATAATCAGACTTTATATCTGAAAATGTATTTCCTTCATATTGTTTTAAAAAGTCTTTCATATTATTCAGATTGCATTGCATCCCATTTATCTTTAACAATTTTTTTCAATTGATTTTCTCCATTCGCCATTTCACTCTGTAAGGCGTTTCCTTCTGTTGAATTAGAATCATAAATTTCAATTTCACCACACCCAGCGTTCATTCTACTTGGAAATGTAATTCCATCCGGACCAAATCTATTTTTAATAATATGAAATCTAGCAGTATTATTAACCTTGTCTGTAGATTTGCGACTCAGACTTAAAATGAAATCTGCAGTCATGATTTTTCTATAACTATCGGCAATACTATTTGCTTCAATAATATCGGCATCGATTGCAGATCTGTTGCTTTGAGATGCACTCCATATTGGTATCTGTAATTCACCTGCAACTCCGCGTAGATCTTCATATATACCACCGGCATCATTATAATTATTTCCAGTACTACTACCATTTGATGTTTTTAATAAATCTGCATAGTCTACAATAATTACATCTGGCTTATTTCCTAGTACTGCTAATCTTTCTGCATGTGCTTTTAAACCATGTGCAGACACAGTTTTTGTTGGAAAAAATTTAATACATAATTTCCCTTTAATTTTATTAATTGTTTCTTTTACAACATCTACATTATTTCGAATATTCTGAAAATCAATTCCCGTAAAGCAACTGTCATATCGCAATCCTGTATAATTCTCGTTTAATTCAAGGGTAACGTGCAATACATTCTTCCCTTGTCGCATTGCTTCTGCTCCAATTTTTGCTAAAACCCACGACTTACCACCTCCAGATGCGGCGGTAACTATCCCAAGTTCCCCTGACGCAAGTCCTCCGTCCATAATTGTATCAATAGTTTGCCAATTTGTAGCGACACTGTTACGGGACATCTTGCTCATTCGTAAATCAACTTCTTCAGCGTAATCATGTCCAACATTCCGCTCCATACCCGCTTTCATAGCATCGTCAATCACAGATTTAATTTGCTCATAATTTCCGTTCTCAAGATACTCTACACTATCGATAATCGCACACTTAAGTTTTTGATTTTTACAGAAAATAAGAAACTGCTCCTTAATAAATCGCAAATCACTATCTTTCATTTTCTGATAAACCAACTTTAGCTTTTCCACAATGCTCTGTCGAAGTGAATCCTGTGTGACTTTATCTAGCTGGACTTTAAATACGTTCAAAGATGGAACATCTTTATATTCCATAAAATATTTTAATGCTTGGTCCACAATCCATTGATGCGCATCCGATTCAAAAAATTCAATTTCAAGAATATCACTTATTTGTTCAATAAATGAACGGTCAGAAACAAGTGCAGTTACACATTTAATTTGGAATTCCATTCCAAATTTATTTAAATTCTCAGTATTTTCCATTAGTATATTATTTTTTTATTTATCTATGTTGACAGTGTATCGAAGAATCCATACATGCTTAATTCACATTTAAAGAATACATCATTTATTTTAATTTGTCAATCAACAAATGCATTGAGTTTAGAAAAACATTCTTTCATCCAAATTTGGTAATTAGGAATGTTGTTCCACATTGCATCTTCATTCATCAATTTACCAAATCCAATCTTGTTCATTTTAGAAATTTCATCAGATACTATATCTTCAATTCTAAGCTGTGTAAAGGACTGAATTTGAGTGTCACTTAACTGCATCAAATCATAATTTCTTTCAACTATATGTTTGTTGTCAAGTATCGTCTGATATACTTTATATTTACCTTTATAATTTTCACAATAATTGTATATTTCGTTTATACTAAATTTCTCAGCGGTTGTTAAAAATGGAAATGCCTTTAATACAGTTTTCAACCCCGCTCCCCGAATTCCTGTAATATTATCACTTTTATCTCCTTCCAAAATTCGATATAAAATAAAATTCTCACAATGAATTCCATATTCAGTATATATTTCATGACAACCATATAATTTCTTTTTTGTTGGACTCCAAACTGTTATACGATCATTTACTAATTGTAAAAAATCTTTATCAGCTGACATTATGGTAAGTTTACTATCTTTAAATGTATCAGTACATAAATATGCAATTGTATCATCTGCTTCAATATTATCAATTGACATAGTAGTCACCGGAAGCATGTCTAAATATCTAACAGTTCTAAGCAATTGAGTTTCAAATGAACTTTCTGCAGTTTTGATAGTATCATCGTAGGCTCTATTTACTCGAATTGCAGTTTTTCTTTTATTTTTATAATCCGGATAAATTTTCCTACGTTTTAATGACCCACCTTTTCCATCAAAAACTACAATAACACGTGTTGGATTTAATAATTTTATTGCATATCCTAAACTTTTCAAAAAACTCGAAATTCCTCCAGTATGTTCCCCATGTGAATTCATTGCAGGAGATGCGGTCCATCCTCGAATAAATGTATTGTATGCATCAACTAATAATATTTCAGAATCTTTATGTTTTGCAATTCCAGAATTACGTTCATCGTCTGTCATGTTTTTAAACATCGACCACATCTTCCTTTTAGTAGTATTATTCATAATTAAAAATTTAGCGATATAGTAATTTAATAGTTCATATCATTTAGTTGATATTAAATACATTATTACTATATCGCTAAAATGCAACATTAAATATATTATGTTTATTTAAAACATAATTATTTTTAAATTAATTGTTCTCTTCATCAATACCAGCACCATCATCAGTTGCCAATTCTAAACTATCTTCAATTTTACTATTTGGGTTATTATATTCCATAATACTAACATCGCATATTTTTTTATAAATTTCATCTCGCAATGAAGTATCATTCATAATATCGATGAAATTTTTGGTTTGAAACTGAATCTCTTCACCATCATCTTTAGTATATTTGTAATATGCACCCGCTTGTTTCAAAAGTTTAGAATTTTTCATAACTTTAATCCAGCTTGCATAATCTGCAATTCCACTATCGTAATAGATATCAAATTCTGCAGATCTATGTGGAGGCCCCATTCTGTTTTTCTGAACTACCGCTTTACATCCATTTCCAACAATACGATCTCCCTGTTTAAGTTTTCCTGTATTATTTAGACGAACACGTACGCTACAATGATATGGAATTGATTTCCCACCTGGTACTACATATTTATCACCAAATGCCATTGCATTCATATTCTGTCGTAGTTGATTTGTAAATATAGTTAATACTTTCTGCTTGCCAATCATATTGGTGATTTTTCGCATAGCCTTACCAATGACAATAGCTTTTGTAGTATTATACCCGTCTTTTCCATGTTCACTTTCAAGTTCAGTGGTACATGATGCTGCAGCTACACTATCTACAATTACAGTTAATATACGATCTTTATCAGATTTCCTGACGACAGTTATTATTTCTTCCATTTTCTCAAAGATAGCTTCTACAGAATCTACTTGAAGATATAACATCTGTTTTATATCAACTCCTAAGCTTTCCCAAAATTCAGGAGACGCAGCGTTTTCAGTGTCAATATAAACAGCAACTCCTCCCTTTTTTTGAGTGTTTGCCATTATCTGAGCAGACAATAAACTTTTACCACTACTCTCAAGTCCATTAAATTCAACCATCCTGCCAACTGGCAATCCGCCATGTGGACGATTGCTGATTGCTAAATCTAACATTGAAGAACCTGTGCCAATCCAATCTGTTACGTCTGAAGGTGAGTCTGCTTCATCTAGGAAATATGCAACCTTGCCACCATCTTTATTTGATTTATTTAATTGTGTTGCAAGCATATCTAACAATTCATCTCGACCTGCGTCTGTCTGTGGTGGTGTTAATTTATTTTTTTTCTTTGGCATAATATATATGATTTTATATAAAACAATTTATTTCGTGAGTTAAAAATTAGTGAGTTAAAATACTATTATATAACCAATTATAGGCGAGATTATACTCGCCTTAAATTTATATAAATGTATATAAACGGGGAGATTTAGTATCTCCCCGTTTATTTTACCTACCCATTGAACAATTCATCAAATGCATCGGATACATCTGATGATGCCTTTGGCTTACTACTGGTTGATGCTACTTTAGCATCGCTTTCTTCTGATGGGGAATCTACTGATTCAGATACAACGTCTTCATCATCTTCTGTAGACAGATGACTTTCCATGGCAGATTTCAATTCATCATATGTTGGCTCCGGAAACAATTCAGTAATGTTTGTTTGTTGAGTTAGCATATCCAACATCTTCGTATCCTTTGGATCTACCGCAGTTGAAGTTTTCAGCTTGACACGAATGCTTGTTTCTGGATATGAACGTCCAGTTTCTTTTGCTGTTTTAAATTCAACTACAATATCGCGACCTTCTTTAAGATCTGTGATATCTCCCCATTCATTATCTTCATCGAGAACAATTCCCATCAGTTCTTGATATACTTGTTTTCCAAATCCCCAGAATCGAACCCCTAGCCCTTCTTCTCCTCGAACAATTACAGGAACATATGTTCTCATTTTAGGAGACAATGCTCTACCCTGTGACCAGTCTTCTTTATTTCCAGTTCCTTTAAGTTTATTTGCAAATTCTACAATTGGATCTGGCCTATTATATGTATCAGGTGAAAGAAATGTTTTACCATTCAAGTTATAATGAAAATACAATTCAATAAATGGATTTTCAGGATCAAATTTATATGGAACGATTCGAACAACCTGTTTACCAGGTGTTGGTTTCCATAACAAGTTTGACTTATTATTATTGTTACTTAACGAATTCAATCGTGATTTAATTTTATCTAAGTTTAGTGCCATAATATATTTATTTATTTATTTATTATTTGTTATTTGTTAATATTAATAATTAACTGTCAATCAAACTATATTAGATATAATCCAACGTCAAGTTAAAATTCACTTTTTTTTCAATTAATGAAAACAATATGTATCAGAAATTTATTATTGAAAATAATTTTAATGATATTATTTTCACACCTGGGTCATTTATCAAAATGATTGAATTTTTATAAAGATCCCAGTCTAATTGAAACGTCTTGTCAAAAACTCCGCCGTTTTCATCTTCGATTAGGCGATTCATTGCATTTAAAGTATACAATGTATTTGTGTGGTTTTTTCGGTGAATACTTATAGTATTCAAATATTTAACTTTATTTAACCTATTCTTCTTTATGTTAAATGTCAAGAAAATTTCTCTAGAATTATTAGCATTTGAAAGTACAAATATTCTGTCATCTATCAATTCACAAGTTTTACTAATATAATCAATATCTTTAGTATAGTTTTTACTATCGCTAAATCTACACATCAATTGCTTTTGTATAAATTCGGACATGTTTATTTACAAAGTTTTATTAAAGATGTGCCAAGTTTCTCAGAAAAATATTCTTCTCCAATTAACTTGTCTGATGATTTGCCATCTATGTCATTTCTGACATACCATTTCGATCCATTTGAATATAACTGTTCACTTGCATCTAGATTCTCACGAGTTTTAGATAAAAACTCATCAATTCCGAGCGTATCAGTTGGAAGAGGATCGTCCAAGAGCATCGCGTGAACAATATCAGAATCCACTTCTTTTTCTTCTTTAGAACGCGTATCTACATTCGCGTCATCAACTACTTCATCCTCGATATAATCGTCGAGCGTTACGGTTTCTGGATCTGCATCTTTAGCTTTGTCGGAATCATCAACTTTAATATCTGCAGTTGTTAACGATTCCGGATCCGTATCAGTAAATATAGTTGGTTTTGCTGCTTTTGGGTTTTCTGCAAAATGAGTTCCTTTATCAACCGCTTTATCACGATACTCTTTACTTGGAAATGTAACTAAAATTCCATTTTTATTATATGCTTGTCTTTCTGGGAAATTTCCTTTTTCAAATAAAATTGCAGTTTTTTCGGTGACCTCATCAATCGAATATCCTTCCTTCAATAAATATTCTTGTAATATAAAACAGAAATCTAAATCATTTAAATCAGGTATACCGTCTACAACCCTACTGTCGCAGCATATATTATCTAGTAATGTAGAAAAATTCATAATATAATATATATATATAAAATTTTTAAACTATATTACTGTTTATTTTTTTCATGTTTCTATAACAT